TGTACATGTCTTTTTCTGTTCACTGTGAATCTCGATGTTCATGTACTCCTTTGAATCGATTGTGATCATGAGAACATCATTAACCGTGATGGTTTTTAGAAGTTTATACATATTCGTCATGTTCACCCCTGTGTCAATTTCTTCTGTACATGTGTATTCTTCAAAGTTTTCGGCGGCGAGATACATGTCGATGAGCGATGTCCTGGCGGTATCTAGTGTCACTATGTAAATACCGTCTGGTTTAAAATAAATGTTTACATCGTTTAAAATATCCTTTAACACTTCGAATGTAGACTTAATAGCAGCAGCTTGTACAGTAACAAGTTTCATACTCGTTAAATCTTGTTTTATTTCTTTATATCACCGTTATAGGCACCATCTTCAACTTTACGACTTATCTTTTCTTGGAGTTCGGGTGTCATAGCCGGTTGAAGTGAGCGCCCGTAATCATCTAATCCGAACATATCACTCGTTGATTCACCATCCAGCGTGGTAGATGACATTCCACCAAATCCACATGTTTCCAATTCTTGTACAGGTAACAGGGACTCGAGCCAATTCTGAATCTCACGTCCCACGAGAATTTTACCATTTTTTGTCAACATGGTCGGTACGCGCGTGATTTTATTTTTATATTGGGGAGGGATACCCAAGATTGACACGTTGTGATAATGTACGATTTGTTTGAGTTGTTCGTGTTTATTTATATATTCTATGACATCTAAACTATGATTACATTTTGGACTGAATAAAAGTAGTGACATCCTTTTATGTATTCACCTAAAAATTTTAAAACTATAACGCACATTTTTTTATAAACTATTATAAATGAAGATTGTCATCATTCTTTTATCAATTATCGCGGTTCTATATCTGATGTCCAGGACAGAAAAATTCCAATACACAAATGAAACGAAGCCCGTACACCAAGTGATTTTAAATGATCCGGCTCTAAACATGAATGAATACAAGGAAGTGACAAACATCACTGTAAACCACGACATCATCGAAGATCTTGTTCTCGCGACAAATAAATATATCCGCGAAAAAACCGGTCTGAATAACTACATCATCGAAACAACGGCTATCAAGCAATTCAAACACAAGACAAAGAATCACGATCTTTACCAGTGTATGTTTATGACTGTCAAGCCAGGTGGGTTTACGTTTGGATTTTCCGTCACTGCTGATATAATGGTAGTTTCCGGCAACGTTCGCGTGATTGGAGTTCGTTCTCAACCAATCGATATAAAACCCCCTTCGAACACCACACCGTTCGAGAGTGAGATACAAGGTCAGGAATTTGTCACATACGACGACATCAAGAAAAGTGAGTTAGATTCGATAAAAATATACTCCAGGTAATATTAATGATAAGCGTAGATGAAATCTCGCGAATTACTGATAAACGAAATCGTATAAAAAAAGAAACATATGTGAAACTTTATGAACAGGTGTCACGCAAAATTAGACGTGCAGTGGATGTTGGTAATAAAGGTGTCATAGTAGAAATACCATCTTTTCTTATAGGATACGCAACGTACGATAGGCTCAAGGCAACCGCGTATATTAAGCGCCAGCTCGAATTAGCTGGTTTTAATGTCGTTGTTTCTGGAAATTACATTTTGACCATTCGATGGAAAGTAAAAAAAGGTGTTAAATGTGCTGAAGAGACGTATAACAACATGAATGAAGATTTTCCAACGTTGATCAATTTAAAAAAGGCTGCTAATCGATACAGGCGAAATGCGCAAAACAGTTAAATAAAAAAGTTTAAGTAATCATAGATGGATAATCTTAACATTCTCGTCGAAGCGAAACGCGAATATCTCGAGCAGCTTTCGATTCTCGTGTGTCCCGTAATGATTGATGTGTTCGATACGATGTACCAAGAAGCGTGTAAACTTTCCAAGGGAAGAAAAGTTCTCATCATGTTCCAACAACTTCTCAAAGATGTTCCCGAGTGGAGTGAGACGATGGCCAAACAACACACTGATAACATCGCCGATCGCTGCGCGTGGTTTAAAGATCTCGTTGCTGCCGTTTTTGTAAGTTCTGTTAAAATTCTTTCAGCTGTGCGTCTCAGTAAAGACACGAAACAAATGTCTGTCAAGCTGCCAACGAATGAGGTATTTATTCACACATGCTATAAAAACGCGGCGAAAGATTTATACAAAGATCCGTATGTTTTCACGGAGAATCAATCCGAGCACGACAGAAATGATAAATTATACGAACGTTTCAGCGTATGTGTGGAGACGACTGTAAAGGAACTCATTCCCGTACAACAAATTTTACAGACGTACATGACCACGGGTGGTGATGAAATCGTCAATCCTCAGGATGCCAATCTAGAAACGGACGAAATAGATGAGTATGAACCTGAAAGGAACGATTTTCCAGATGAATCGGAACCCATTCAAGAAGAAATACCAGGTGATATCGAACAATCTCAACCCCATCAGGAACAGGAAATGCCCCCCATGGATGAACAACAGGTACCCGAAGAAAGAGAAGTTCAGCCACCCAGTGATCCTTTCCAGGACGAGTTCAGGACGATAAGTGCTAAGCCTGCTCCACAAGAAGAGGAATCCGAAGATCTTTTCGCAGATGCCGCTGAAACCAGAACTAAAAAAGTTGGTTATTAAATATGGACGAATACCTCCGTGACCCCACTTCCGCAGCTCTAATTGCCGCGGGGATTACAGCTTTATATATTCACGCCAAGGCTCGACTCAATGATGAGGGTACCCTCGAGATGAGCGCTTACGTCAAACCCGCTACCCTAGTAGCAATTTTAGTGTACTTCATTATTTCTAATGGACTCGGTAAGCGAGAAACTATATCAACTGAACCATTTTGAATAACTTAAAGATTAACTCCATGTAATGTAATATAATGACTTCTGTTACTGCCTTCAACGACATGATGGGCCAATTCTTGGTGGAACTCCATAAGACGTTTCCCGAGGAAAAGGGCCTCAAGAAATACATTGCCGCATTTGAAATGATGCGTTCTGCTAACCCCAAGCTTGTCGTTGAGGGTTTTATGGCAAACATTTCCCCACACGTAAAGAAAATTAACGAGCGCGATGAAACCTTTTTCATGGAGAATGCCAATACGATTGATTTTTTGAAGGATATCAACCTTACGAAATGCTGGCCCAAGGCTTCCGATAACACGAAGAATGCGATTTGGCAGTATATTCAGACGCTATACATGCTTGGAACCACCATCACGTCTATCCCCGCGGATACTCTCAGTATGATCGAGAACGTTGCTAAACAGTGTGCTGATAAGATTCAAGATGGTGGTGAAGATGGTGAAATTGACGAAGCTAAGCTCATGCAGTCTATGCAGGGTTTGCTCGGTGGTATGATGAAAAAATAAAAATATATAATATAAATGGCGTCAGTATTTGATGATCCCAAACAACTCGTTCGTGCGGATAAAATTCACGAATTTTGGCCTACGAAAACACATTCATCAGCAGAGCGAGTAAACGCAACGGCTCGTTTCATCATATATTCGACATGTGTACTTTACCTCATCAGGCGTGATGTACGCGTTTTCATTTTAGGTACGACAGCTCTCGGCGTTCTTTATGTTATGGAACGCAATAATATGATAAAAGAAGGTATTTCTCATCCCACCAACAATCGTAAGACACAGGGTGCGGGGTGTCAATTACCAACAGAAGACAATCCCATGGCGAATGTACTCATATCAGATTACGATGGTCGCCCCGATCGCCCGTCGGCGTGTAACTACAACACCGTTAGAGACGATGTTAACTACATGTTGGCCGGCAAGATTCCGTATGGTCCACAAAAAACACGATCTCCCCTGCCAGAATATCAACGCAACGCCTTTTCGAGGCAGTTCGTTTCTGGACCAGTGACAAACATACCAGGTGATCAAACGGCGTTTGCCGAGTGGTTATATGGTGGTGATAACTGCCGTACAGATTCTCGTTTATGTGATCCCAATGCTCGAGGTGTTCAATTAGAAGCTTTTGGTGGATTACAACCTAACGGTGATAAACGTAGTGGTATGACGAGGGGGTCTTCGTATCCCTGATGACTTAGATAATATTCTTACATAATAATAAATGGCGTATCAGCTTCAACCAGGAATGAAAATGGTTCAAAATCCAGTACAGCCACCTGTATGCGCGACTGAGGAAGTGTTTGTTTATCCTCAGCCCAGTACCCTTAACTATGGGTCTAGTCGCCCAAACACGATGCTTTACGGAACGGCTCCTTTCATGGCTGGTAAGGGCGCACCAGCGCAATTCATAGAGACGAGCGACCAACTCCGTCCTCAATCGACGAGCCAATTCAATAAGATTCTGGCTAAGACCTACGAACAGAACCTGTTCCCCCTCCAAAATGTCGAGTGTAAACTCCCCCTTCGTTCAATGACATACGAACCTACCAGTACACGCGCAGATACTCAGAATATGATGTTTATTAAGAGATATCCCAGTCAATAAAAATGTTTACAAGAATTAAGAATGGCTGACCCTATTTCTATATTAGCTATCGGTGGTTTAGCGTACGTAGGAAAGAAATTAAGTGAGCCAAAGGCAGAAAAATACGAAGTCGTTGACGAAAATGTAAGTGTGCAACATAGCCGCGAACAACCCATGAGGATATCAAATGCGATGATGCCCGGAATCGATAGTAGTTTGAACAATATGCCCGAAAAAAAGGTTGAGATTCCATCTTTTACGGACATAGCTCCTCAGCAGAGGTCGAGTGGTAATGAAATTCTTAACATGAGGGGTCGCATGTTTGACACGGGACGTATGAATAATCTTTCTCCAGTCGAGAAGCAACTCGTAGGTCCGGGTATTGGTCTCACACCCGATGTACCAGCCGCTGGCGGGTTTCATCAAATTGTGCGCGTGAATCCCGAGAACGTCGGCGCTTATCGTCTCACTACACTCCCTGGTAGGAGTGGTCCAGCACAAGACGTCAGTGGTGGGCGTCGTGGTATTGCGGGTCAAATTGGAAACAATCGACCTGAAAAGACGGCGTTTCTTCCCGAGCGTCGCCCAGTTGAGGGTGGGCAGTCTCAAGGTTTTGGTGGACACGTACCTCGCGGTGAACATGTAAACAGTAAACGTTTAACAAATCGTTCTCAGACGGGTCCTCGTGAAGATGGATTAGGTTTCAACGGTGCGAAAAGAATCGTTTCTGGTATGACTTTATCTCAGGATCCCACACGAAACAAGAAGGATGGCAACATAGAACAGTACCAGTACTACAATCAGCCGGCGCCTAATGTTAATAAATATTCTCACGGTTATCTCATGTCACCCGCAACCAAGATTGGTGAATCTCGAACATATGGAACATCTCATACGGTTAAGGAATTGTCGAAGTATGGATTCAGGCCGGATGATCGTCGTGGTAAGGCGAATCGTTTTGGTAACGCGGGTCGCATGAATGTACGAGCCGGTCCACTGAACCAGGGTGGTTTACCCACTGCTATGCGCGCCGATTCGACGCGTGTAGATGGCCGCACTGGTCCCATCAGTGGTGGATGGACGCAACAG